ACTTTCACAGGTTTTCCGACAGAATTTACGGAGGGGGTAGAAAAAGTAGATACCAAACAGATGCTGAAAAAAGAGTGCTTGAGTTAGGTGGTAAAATTCCTCTACCAAAAAAACGTAGCCCTAGACGTTCGTTTAAAGATACTTTACTTGAGGCACAAATGAACGCTGCTAAATCAAATCAACCTAACATCAAAAGTAATTTAAGTATGCAAGAACAAATTGATAGGCAAAATAAGCTATATCAACAATACTTAAAAGATAAAAAAATGGTTGCTCCACCACGTAAAGGTCCGGTGCAACGTATGCCACAAAGACCAAGCACTCTTGGAAAACTATTTAAAGGTGCAAGCACTAAACCTGAAGGTGGGTTTCTTAAAGCGTTAGGTGATTCGCCTATGACTGGAATAATTAAACAACCAAGAAAACCACCAACAGATACACAAATTAAACAAAATCAACATAATAGAAAAAAGGCAGAATTAACAGGAATAGATACAAGTTCTGCAATAGTTCGATCTAGAAAAAAAGTAAAAAGACAACCTTCCGTAACTTCACAATACCGTGGTGGATCAGGTAAGAAAAAGTACAATCAAGCAGCTTACTTCGCAGGTCTAGGCGTCAATCCTAACACAAAACAAAATCAAGGCATATACAAACCATACGCTAATGGTGGTGGTGTTCGTAAACCAAAGTACAAGGAATAATCATGGCGACATTCTTACAGCTTACCAATCGTGTTCTTAACGAACTAAACGAAGTAGAACTTACATCTGCTAACTTTAGCTCATCCAGAGGTGTACAGACTATGGTTAAAAATGTCGTAAACAAATCTATTCATGACATATATAACTCTGAGGTAGAATGGTCATATCTGTATACTGCAAAAAACCAAGTCACAACTGCAGGTACACGGCAGTATGACTACCCCACTGACGCACGAAAAGTAAACTTTAATTCTTTTGTGTTAACTCCTAAAGACCTTATCACCAACGGAGATTTTACTGCGAACATTACAAGTTGGACTACAGTATCTGGTAGTCCTGCTCAGACTTCCGCAACAGGCAACGGTGCGCTACGTCTTAATGCAGCTGAAGTGACACAGGCTATTAGCACGGTAGTCAATACGGAGTACGTAGTGCGTACGCGAACTGTAGGTGGAGACATCACACTGAAGATAGGTACTTCATCTGGTGGAACACAGATATCAAGTACAACATTAAGTATTGACAACCTTGGTGATGGAGAGTATAATACTACTAAGTTTACTGCTACGGCTACGACCACGTATATTGGTTTAGCCAACTCTGCTTCAGCTAACTACGATGTAGACAGCATTGAGGTAGTAGAGAACATGCAGCCACAACGTCTAGTCTACCTATCTTACAATGAGTGGTTAGATACACACAGTGAAAGTGATCTAAACGTAACTCAATCCAGCCAATTCGGCATACCTCGATATGTATATCGTGATCCTTCTAACGGCAGTTTTGGTCTTAGTCCTATACCTGATAAAAGTTCATATAACATTGCATTTGATTACTATGCTACACACACCGATCTTGACGCACATGGTGATACACCTACTCTTCCTACACGGTTTCATGACATCGTTGTTAATCGCGCAAAGTACTATGCGTACATGATGAGAGCGAACATGGCTGGCGCACAACTAGCAGAGAAAGATTATATAGAGGGTATCAAGCGTATGCGTGTAGAACTGATCAATCATCAGAACTACTTCTATCCTGCAGGTATTGCAGGTGCCACTCGTAACTTTGTTGGAGTCAATACTTAATGGCCGACATTACCGCACCAGAGTACATATCACCGTATGTTGTTACAACGTCAGGTGGTTTAGTACTAGATAGGGATGTGTATACCATGCCTGTCGGTGCTGCCTCTATACTGCAAAACTTTGAACCGTCAGTGCGAGGAGGATATCGTAGATTAAGTGGCACAGCTAAGTTTTCTGCTACACAGGTAGGTAGCTCATCTAGCACTATTCTTGGTGTAGCAGTATTTAATAATGGAGTAGTTGCTGCACAAAGTACAAATGTGTATTTTGGTACAGGTAGTTCTTGGTCAACTATTGACTCTAGTCGTACTAGCGCAGGACGTTATCGGTTTGAAAAATATAACTTTAGCACTAATGAAGAACGTCTGATATTTGCTGATGGTGCAAATGCTGCTAGCGTGTACAATGGTACTACTGTTATGGATATCAAAGGTGCAACAACTATATCTACTACAGGTTCTGCATCTAACAGTTCAACATCTTTATCCGTATCCAGCGCAGCTGGTATCATGGAAGGAATGTATATAGGTGGTACAAATATAGGTTCAGGTGCAAAAGTATCTTCTATATCTGGAACTACAATTACTATGTCTGTTGCAACTACAGGAACTATAAGTAGCGGGTCTGTTACATTTGCGGGTCTTGGCACCGCACCGTCCGATCCTAGTATGGTTACAGCTTTTAAAAACCACATGTTCTATGCTGGTATGAGTGCAGAACCTAACACAATCGTTTTCTCTGCCATAGGTGATGAAAACGATTTTACAGCATCTAACGGCGCAGGTTCACTTAATGTTGATAGCACCATCATAGCTTTGAAATCTTTCCGTGGTGAACTGATTATATTTTGTGAAGACCGTATCTATAAATTAGCTGGAACTAATAAAGATGACTTTGCTATAGCTCCTATCTCTCGTAACGTCGGTTGTTCAGATGCTTTCAGTATACAGGAAATAGGTGGTGACGTTATCTTTCTTGCACCTGACGGTCTACGCACCATTGCCGGTACTGCACGTATCGGTGACGTAGAACTAGGTACAGTATCCAAACAGATACAAGCACGTATTAGTGATATAGGTTTTACAAATGTATCCTCAGTTGTGATACGTGATAAAAGTCAGTATCGTTTATTCTATCCTAGTGGTGGAGTAGAAAGTGCAGAGAAAGGTATTATTGGTGTATTAAAATCTAATCCTTCAGGACAGATTGGTTGGGAGTACAGTGATATACGTGGTATCAAACCTTCTTGTTGTGACTCAGGATTTATTAGTGGTGTAGAGAAAGTAGTACACGGTGGATTTGACGGATATGTGTATCTACAGGAATCAGGTAACACCTTCAACGGCACCGCCATGAAAGCAATCTACCGCTCACCCGATCTGACAATGGGTGACGCTGGTATACGAAAGAACATGCAACGTATCAACGTTAACTACGATCCTGAAGGATCAGTCAATGCTAGCCTGTTTGTTAAATATGATTTTGAGGATGCAGGAACACCACAACCAAGTGCATACACGTTAAGCACTGCAGACACTGCAGCAGTGTACGATAACTCAGGTACATTATACGATTCAGCAGTGTACGATGCAGAGGGTATGCCTATTGTACGTCAATCAGTAGAGGGTAGCGGCTTTACAGTAGTGATACGTCTTGAGGATGAAAGCAGTAATCCTCCAATAACATTAAAAGGATTTGAATTAGAATTTACACCGGGAGCGAGAATGTAACATGGGTACTAATTACACAAGACAAAGCACTTACTCGTCTGGCGACACTATTACCGCTGCACACAGTAATAACGAGTTTGACAGACTAGAGTCTGCTTTTAGCACTTCTGGTCATTCACATGATGGAACCGCTGGTGAAGGTGGAGCGATAACATCTCTTACCGCTAACTGCACTGTTCCAGATAATGTAAATTTAATATTTGGTACTAATTCAGATGTGTCTGTTCAGTACGATGAAACTACTACTGACTCACTGCGAATTGCTGCAGCAGAAGGCGCGGCACTGGCTGTAACATTTGCAGCTGACGAAGGTGATGACGCTGGTGATGAATGGAAACTGAACATTGCAGATGGTGGTGTGCTTACACTTGGTAATGACATCAATAGTGCAGGTACGTACGTAACTCATTTGACGCTTACGCCTAACGCTACTGTATCTAACTCTACGGCAGCGTTTGCAGGTAACGTTACTGTAGCAGGTGATCTAACAATATCTGGTGACGACCTTACAATGGGTACGAATACATCTGGACACGTTCTCGTTGCAGATGGTACCAACTTTAATCCTGTCGCATTGTCCGGTGACGTAACAGTAGCTGCTAACGGTGCAGTAACCATTGCCAACCAAGCAGTAGAAAATGCAATGCTAGCTGACGATGCAGTAGGTGCAGACGAGCTAGCAGCTAACGCTGTAGTAACTGCTTCTATTGTTGATGATAATGTTACTCAGGCTAAAATAGCTGACGATGCGGTAGGTGCAGATCAACTTGCCGCCAACGCTGTAGTAAATGCCAGTGTGGCTTCGGGTGCAGCAATTGCAATGTCAAAGACTGCACTTGTAGCTGGTACAAATATAACACTAGCTACAAACACACTTAACGTTGACGATGCGTTTCTCATTAACAGCGGTGATGACACAACAAGCGGTGTGGTCACTTCAGCTGGTTACAAACTTAACGTGGGTGCTGGCAGCGGTGACGTAACTACGCAATTTCAACAGGGCGGCACAACTCTGTTTACTGTGGGTATTGACGATTCTGATAGTGAGAAATTTAAGATACATTCAAGCACGGCTTTAGCAGATACTAGTGATCTAGAAATAACTTCTGCGGGTGTTGTGTCACTAGCCAGTGATCTTAATGTAGGTGGTAATACTGTACTTACAGGTAATCTCACAGTTAACGGTTCTACAACAACTGTTAATACTGCTACGCTTTCTGTAGAAGACCCACTTATTATTCTTGCCTCTGGAAACGATGCAGCCGATTCAGTAGATATTGGTTTTTACGGTTTGTATGACACATCAGGAACAGACAAGTATGCTGGTCTTTTTAGAGATGCTAACGATAGTGGAAAGTTTAAATTATTTAAAGATTTACAAGTTGCGCCTACAACTACAGTTAACACAAGTGGAACAGGATATGCTGCTGGAACACTGGTTGCTAATCTTGAAGGTAACGCAACTGGCACTGCAGCTACTGTTACTGGGGCAGCACAAAGCAACATTACCTCACTTGGAACACTGACTACACTTACTGTAGAC